TTAATAATAAATTTGGCATGTATCTCGAAACAGCTTCTCTGATGTCAGATTGAATCGCATCAAACGTAAGTCCGTCAAAAGGTTCAAATAAAAATTCATATAGTCTTGTTCCAAAATCAGGTAAGTTATATCTTGTACCTTTTCTTGTTAACAATAAATGAACTAAATCCGCTTTAATCTGTTGAGCTTCAAGCTCTGTTAATTGTAAATAATCTCCTCTTTTAGAATCTCTAAAAGGAAAATTAATACCATATGTAGTTCCATCTGCCATAACTATAAATATAATACCCTCGTTTTTCCTTATAAATAGATTAAAATAAATAATCCCGATGTTGGTCGGGATTATTTAGTATCTTAAGATGAACAACCGAAACATTCAATTTCGATTCCTTCAGGTTTTTGAGGTAAATTCATGTTAGTGTAATCTACTTTAGGTACCTCAACAGTAGGTTTTGATTTCTGTATTTTTGATACATCAACCGCTAAGTGTTTAGCTCCTGTTGAAATCGCTTTGGTTCTAACATAGTAACATAAAGTCTTTAATCCTTTCTCCCATGAGTGGAAGTGTGATGAAGTAATTTTAGACAATGTTGGATTACTCATATAAATGTTCATTGATTGTGATTGGTCAATAAACGGAGCTCTGTCCGCCGCCATGTCAATCAATTCTTTTTGAGAGATTTCCCAAATTGTTTTATACTTTGGAATCAAGTGTTCAATTCTCTTAACTTTTTTATTATAGTTTCTGTCCTCAGGGTCAAGGTATTGGTTAAAGTTAATGTTTTGAATAGACCCCTCATTCATGATTATTTCGTTTTTCAAGTCTTCACACCATACCCCAATTTTCTCAAAGTCGTTAATTAAGTACTTGTTAACAATCATAATTTCACCACCAACAACTCTTCTGTTAAATAACGCAGAGTGTGCTGGTTCAGTCATTTCAAATGAACCTGTGATTTTAGCTGAAGATGCAACTGGCATCTGAGCTGTAAATAAAGAGTTACACACTCCGTATTCTTTAACTTCTGTTTTTAAGGTATCCCAATCTAAAAATAATTCAGATTCGTTTAATCCCCACATATCAAATTGGAATACACCTTTTGACATTGGTGACCCTTTGAAAAATTTATATGGTTTTCTAATACCTCTTTTACATAAGTCATTACTTTCAGTGATAGCTGCGAAGTAGATTGCCTCGAATATGTTTTTATTTAAAACTTTAGCCTCTTCAGATGTGAAGATGTAATCCATTAAATAGAATACGTCCGCCAACCCTTGAGTTCCAATAGCAATCGCTCTTTGTTCAAGTCCTCCTTTTAATCCTTTTTCTGTTGAATAGTTATTTTTATCGATTACGTTGTTCAACGCTCTTACCGCTCTTCTAACTTCTTCAATCAATAACTTATAATCAAACTTACCATCAACAATAAAGTTTTTCAATACGATAGATGATAACGTACAGATTGCAGTTGTCTCTTCATCAGTGTATTGGTAAATCTCGTTACATAAGTTTGATTGTTTAATTACACCGATGTTTTGGTGGTTAGTTTTCTTATTCGCACTATCTTTAGCACATAAGTAAGGAACCCCTGTCTCAACTTGGGACTCGATAATTTTAGACCAAATATCTTGAGCTTTAACTTTTCTACCGATACCTAAATCAACTGCCTTTTGATAGTTTTCTTCGTATTCATCACCATAACATTCTTGTAATGGTTTGATACCCGATTTAATAATTTCATTAGGACAGAATAAGTACCAATCTTCATTGTTCTTAACCGCTCTCATGAAGTTATCGGGAATCCATAACGCGGTGAATAAATCTCTCGCTCTTAATTCCTCAGCACCTGTATTCTTTTTAATCTCTAATAGGTCCATAATATCTCTGTGCCATGGTTCTAAATAGATAGCAGCACTACCAGGTCTTCTTCCTTGTTGGTTAAAGAATCTTAATGACTCGTTAACAATTTTTAAGTACTTTAGTAATCCTCCAGCAAATCCACCTGATGATTTAATTCTACTTTCTTTACTACGAATGTTAGACATTGATAATCCAATACCCGCAGCGTCTGAAGAATAAGTTGAAATATCATTCAAGGTTTTCAATAACCCTTCTCTCGAGTCAGAGTTGTTGTAATGTAACACACAAGATGCTAATTGAGGTACTCTTGTACCCGCATTAATCATAATAGGTGTCGCCTTTGATATACGTTGGTTTGATAATGAGTTGTAGTATTCTACCGCCTCTTCATACGTGTTAGTTACCCATAGAGCAACTCTCATGTACATGTGTTGTGGTCTTTCAATTACTTTACCTTCAGGTGTCTTTAACAAGTACATTTCTTGTAATGACCTCCAAGCGAAATAATCAAAGTTATAATCATTTTCATGATTAATGACCTCATCAATTTTACTCGGACCATATTTTTCAATGATTGACATTAGTTCATCATGTACAATACCATCAACGTGTAACGTATGCATTGTATTTGAGAAACTTGGGTCAGTTTCTTTGTGGTAAGAAGAGATTGCAACTGAAGATGCAAGTCTTGAATAATCGTGGTGACTACCCGTGTAAGCGGCGGCAATTTCATATACAAGTTTGTCTAACTCTTTAGTTGTTATAACACCTTCTGTAGGTACAGAAGTAATAACTTTAATAAAGATTTCGTCTGAATTTACAGTTAAACCTTTAGAAGCTCTTTTAATTCTGCTATATATTTTTTGTGGATTAAAGGACGCATCTTCCCCGCCTCTTTTTTTAATTTTTAGTGACATCATATTTTTAATAGTAATAAATTAGAAATCAGAATCAAAAGATAATGTTTCGTTTAGTTTCGCTTTTTGGTATTCCATCGTTCTTGACTCAAAGAAGTTACCCTTTGTTTCAACCGCGATTTGTTCCATAAACTTAAATGGTTGTTCAACGTTAAACTCTTTTTTACAACCAAATTTAACTAATAACCCATCGGTTACGAATTCAAGATATTGTTTCATTAAGTTTGAATTCATTCCGATAAGTGAAACAGGTAAAGATTCTGTGATGAATTCTTTTTCAATTTCAAGTGCAGATAATAGGATTTCTTTAATTCTCTTTTCTGATGGTTTGTTCTCTAAGTGATTATTAACTAAGTGAATAGCAAAATCACAGTGTAGGTTTTCATCTTTAAAGATTAAAGAATTGGCGTTACATAACCCTTGCATGATTCCTCTTGATTTCAACCAAAAGATTGAACAGAATGAACCTGAGAAGAAGATACCTTCAACCGCAGCGAACGCAACTAATCTCTCTTGGAAAGACGCATTTTCAATCCAATCAAGAGCCCATTTCGCTTTCTTTTGAACCGCAGGTAAGTTATCTAATGCTGTGAAGCATAGTTGTTTTTCTTTCTCGTCTGAGATATATGTGTCGATTAATAGAGAGTACATTAAACTATGTATATTCTCCATCATCAGTTGGAACCCGTAAAAGAATTTCGCTTCAGGATATTGTACTTCCTTTAAGAAATTCTCAGCAAGATTTTCGTTAACAATACCATCTGAAGCCGCGAAGAACGATAAGATGTTCTTAACGAAGTATTGTTCGTTTTCAGTAAGATTATTCCAATCTCTGATGTCATTACTTAAATCAACCTCTTCTGCCGTCCAAAACGCCGCTTGATGTTGTTTATAATATTCCCAAATGTCATCATACTGAATTGGGAAGATGACGAATCTATTAGGATTCTCCACTAAAATTTTTTCCATAATTATTTTTTGTTTTTTTTGTATTAAGATTGTTGTTTTTGTTCTTCTTTTTGTTTTCGTTTCTCCATCAACTCTTTTACCCTATCTCTCTTTCTTTCCTCTTGTTGTTCTTCGAAACCTAAGAACGTTACCGAACTCTCGGTATCAATTTCAAGTAACTCATTGTTAAATTTACAGTTCTCAAATACTACCCCATCTTTACCTAAACGTGATTTAGTAATTGCGATAGTTGCAAGGTTCATTTCTTTCTGTTGAAGTGTCTTAGCCACAGAGATGATTACGTGACCAACCTGAGCCTTTTTAATCGAACCACCCATTTGGTCGGTAGTTACAACTTCAGCTGAAATAGAAGACCTATTACCCTGTGTGGCGGTCCATCCAACTAAGTCTAACTCATGACACATAGCTTCGAACCCTCTCATTACAGAACCTTCAGCCTTCCACTCATCTTTACTTGTAGATTCAGGAAGTATACAGTCGATATAGTCTAACATAACCAAGTCAATTTTGTTACCATCAGCTATCATTTTTCTTACCTGATTCTTAATTTGATTCATAGTCATAGTATCTGAAGCTAATTTCTTAAGAACCAACTTGTTTGGCATACTCTCTTGGATTTCTGTAACTTTACTCATTACTTCATCTTTGTGTTTAACCAAGTTATCAGGTTCAATACCTGTCCAAAGTGTGAAGTGTTTTCTTTGAATAATCTTTGGGTTATCCTCGAAGAATACTTGAAGGACATTATATCCTAAGTTAAACGCTGTGTTCGCAATTTTGGTTAAGATTGTTGTCTTACCCACCCCTGTTGGAGCTAGGATAACACCAATCTCACCTTTGGCCAAACCACCCTTAAGTAGTCTATCAATTCCAGGAATTCCCATTGGAATTGGGTGACGATAATCCTCGTCTAATACGGTATCCAAGTTAGCGAAGATGTCCGTCTGTCCTTTGTCGATTTCACCGACTTGTAACGCGTTTCTCACCAATCCTTCAACCTTATCGTAAGATTCAAAATCACCTTCTGTAATAATTTTCTGAGCTTTGTCCATCGCCTTTTGAAGTTCTTGTTGTTTACAGAACTTTAAAGCTTTCTCCTGAACGAATACTGTACCTTCAAAAGGCGCATCTTTTACCTGTTTCAAGGTATCTAAGACCACTTTTGCAACGATTTCCTGTGAAATTTCTGACTTAACAATTTGGTCAAGAGTTTCGAAATTAGGCGTTGATTCATACTTTACATAGTATTCTTTTATCATCTGTAAGATGATTTTGAAGTACTTGTTGTCAAAGTACGATGACTCAATCACGTCCATAATAGACGATGAGAAGTCCTTATCAACTACTATTTGATTTAGTAATTGAATCTGAAATGTGTTACCTAAATAATCGAAATTTTTGTTCATATATTGTTTTAAAATTGTCCCCTGTATTATTAAATACTTACTTACTTAGGTCGAATTCCAAATATTCGTAAGTTAATTTGTTATTTGAAAAAATGTCAGTTAACTCGCGAAGTACCTCTTTTAAAAATGGTCGTACGTCGACTGTATAACGAACTTTTGGCGGGAAAAATTTTCCATCAAAAACTCTATGACAAATTGTCGTGTCTCCAACTTTAACATAAATGTTAAATACTTCAGGCCCATCTGTGTAAGATGTGTTCATAATAGATGGGTCGTGCACAATAGCATCCTTGTTGTCCATCATATAGATTACGGTTTTCATTTTCAACGCGTAAGTTAACTCATCTTTCAACCCTAAAATGAAGTCGTACAACTCCACCGAGTTTTTCGCTTTAGGGTTAAACCCTCTAACGTTGAAGAATCTTTGAACTACAATGTTATCATTTAAAGTCAAAAGGAATTCCATTTTTGTGCTGTCTTGCTCTCTCATGTTTGTTTAATTTTTGTTTGTATTTTGCTTAAAATTTAAATAAGTTATCTGTTTCATTTATTCCCAATTCTTCATCTCTATAGAAGATAACTGAGTGTTTGTCTTTTACTTCTTCGTCAGTAAAATAATAAAGTGCTAATGAATATCTTGACACATCATCAGGTGTGTTTAATGGTATTGGATGTCCATGAGGCGCATCTTCAATAGAGAAAATAACTGCTCTGTTGAATATTGGTTCTACCTCTATTTCTTTCTTCCAAGGTTCTCCTCCCCATAGTTCTAAATTACCTCCCCATTCTTTTACCCAATTTTCATTTAAATAAAGTAGTACGTTTAAGTTACGTTTCCATTTTTGGTTAGGGTGTTGGTTATAGTCAATGTGAATGGATAACTTACCTCCTTTATTTATCTTATGTATTCCTCCTCCCATCATAACAGGGTCTCTATATAATTTTTCGAACCCTGTTAAATTCTCCAAAAATTTAATAAATGGTTCAGAGTTCATATAATCTGTAACCATATTAGTGATAGGAAGAAAATTTTTAAATTCTTCCATATCCGTATTCTCTGACGGATAATATAGTTTGTTTTTCTCAAATTCTTCAACCCATTCTTCCCCATTAGAAAACCATTTTTTGTGTTTTTTAATTTCTTCTAAACAACTTTTTAGTAAAAACTCGGGTAGAAAATTATCAATCACAATATACGGAAAAGGTTTCGCAGTTTGATATTGAATTTTTAGTTTGTCAGATAAAGTATAGTCTATCATTTCTTTCGTTTTTCTTTTCTTGTTAATTTCATAAATGGTCTTAGGAAGTTTACCCAAGCTTCATCGTTTTTTGGAAGATATTTGAAGAGACCGTCTTCCATCATAAGTCTCATTAAGTTTTTGTACCCTCTGTCTGTAGGGTCAATTGTGTCTGTATATATTTGTTCGACAAGTTCTTTACCTTCATCGGTAATAAGTGGGTTCCCAAGGTCTACAATCTTCATGTTTGTGTTGTAGAACTCTTCACCAAGTATACCATTTTTTGTCTTACCAGTCAAAATATTCTCAAGGGCTTTTGGTTTTTTCTTCTGCTGGTTATTTCGTGCATTATCGAGTAATTCGTCCATAATGCATGGTTTTCCCAGCAAATCAGGGAAGAATTTTACTAAAGTTTTTTCCCCTAATCCTTCAATACCATCGATATTGTCGGACTTGTCTCCTGTGAAAACTTTGGTAAGTAAAACGTTATAATGTGGTATCTCAACCTTATTGATTGTTATCATATCCCCATTCTTAAAATACTGTTTTGAGATTGGAGAATATATGGTAACTTTTTCAGATATGAGTTGAGTTAAGTCTTTGTCGGCTGAGAATATTATTACGTCTTCATCCGTTGCAACTTTACAGTAGTGAGCAATTAAGTCATCAGCCTCGTTGTTAATCATCTCAACTTGGCGTACGAATATCTCCTCGAGATATTGTTTAACTCGAGATTTTTGTTGGAGGTATGACTCGTACTTGTACTCGTTCATGTCCTGCCTTCTATTCGCCTTATATTGGGGGTATATAGATTTCCTAATTGATGAGTTCGAATCACCGTCCCAAAAGACCACAACCTTATCCAAGTTGTGCTCTTCTAGAAACCGTCTTAAGATGTTGATGAAGTGATAGATTCCACCTAAGTGGTCTCCGTTATCATACATCTCTCTAACTCCGTGAAATCCTATTTTAAACAGATTGTCTCCGTCTACTAATAATGTCTTAATCACTGGTGTGATTTAAAGGGTGAAACAATAATACTAATCTTCTTTTTCTTCTTTCAAATCGAAGTCACCATCAGTTCCGATGATATCCTTCCAATAGTCTGCGTATTCTTTTTTGTATTTTTCTAATGAAGTTTTTTCTTCACTAGCCTCTTTACCTCCAATGAATCCGTGTGGTGTAACAATAATCTTTCCGTCATCGTAACCCAATCCATTGATGTGGTTTTTCATTACAGAAACTTTTGTTCTTGATGCGAATTTAATTGTTCTCTTATCTTTAGTTGCGGTAATTTTAGTTGTACCCGCACCTTTTTGATTACCGAATAAGAATACCAATGATGAGTTTAACCAAATGGCTTCACCACCCTTAGCTTTAATCTTCGGTTGTCCGAAAGGATTGTCAGGTAGTTCAACCCATGGTTGGTTAACAATAACCAAGGTGTTTTCATATTTTGAATCAGCTTTACGAGACCCTGAAATTCTTTGGTTAATACCCATACCAATCTTGTCGGCCAAGGTACTTGCGTTGTGTTGTTTACCACCTTTACCTTCAAAGGTCATCTTACATGGTACAGAACCCACTGAGTCCCATAAAAACAACAAACTGTAGTCCAAGTTACCTTTTTCTTGTTCGTCTAATAACGAGTTGATATAGTCAGTAATCTGTTCGATGTAACTGAAGTTGTTATTGAAGATGTAGAAACCATCCCAATCTAACTCACCTGTTGATTCATCAACTACCTCTTCACAATCAAACCCCATTAATTTGGCGTGTTCGAATGACCATTTTTGTTCTGTGATAATAAACACAGGAAGTATACCTTTCTTCTGAGCATCAACAGCTGTTTTTACAAGAGCCGTTGTCTTACCTGTATCTGAGTGACCAAGGAACATATTCAAGTGACCAATTGCAGGACCTGGTAAACCAACCGCATCTAAGAAATCAGAACCTAAGTCAAAAAACCTTTGGGGTTTATATTTCGCCGATGTTGAGAATTTGTCTTTGATAGACTTAAAATCGTTTTTCTTAATTGCCATTTTCTATTCTTTTAATGTTGGGTAACTTATTTACTTTGTTTCTGTTGTAAAAGGTGTCGTCTTCTTCGTAAAGAGTTCCGATTTCTTCTTCATGGAAAGTTACGATTCTAATAACCGAAACACCATCCTCGTCTTCATCTTTTAACATACCAAATAAAACAGTATCACCAATCTGTTTACTCCTACCTGAGAAGTAACCTTTGTCTTTTAGTTGACTTAAGATTTCATAGGACAACGTCTTGTTATCCCTTAACTGCAAGTCAATTTCTTCTTTAAATGTCATGTGATAAAAAATTAAAGGGTGGGGATTCCCACCCTTGTTATAAATTAGAACGGTAAATCACCGTCTGGTTCGTCATTTGCTTGTGGGTCCGCAGCTACAGCTGGTTTACCACTCTTAGATGCTCCACCACCGAATGATTCGGTTTCAACTGTAGAGTTCTCATAAACATATCCACCCTTTTCAGTACTCCATTTTGGAGTCTCTCCACGAGCAATTGCTTCAAGATAGTCAACAGGTTTTTTAGAATAAACATCTAACCAACTTAACTCATCATTAACCCAAGCAGTTGCTTGTGCAGCATCTGTGTGAACAGGAGCTGGGTCATCATACATAATCGTAGATACGGTTGTGTATTCTTTACCTGCAGGTGTTTTAGATTTTGCTAATTCGATGATTAAATCACGACCTTTCTCAGCATCAGTGATATCACCTTTGTTTCTCCAAATTGGAATGATTTTATCTAAGATACCATCATTCTTGTAATTGTGTTTAAATCTCCAAAATTTCACACCGTCTTCCTCGTGGTCGCGGTCGATAACTTTAACGATATAAAATTTACGAGAACGGTATTGAGCGGCTAACTGTTTGTCAGACTCTTTACCTGTGGCAATCAACTCTTCGTAAACCTCGTTTAAAGGTGAACGCTCGTTGTCATTCTTTCCTGGGTCGTAGAATTTTTGCCATTGACCACCTACTTGGATTTCGTGGTACCATGCCTCTTTGAATGGTGAGGAACCATCTGTGGTAGGAAGGATTCTTACTCTTCTCTGACCTGACTTCTCTTTATCCCCAAGGATTAAAGCGAAATACTTTTTCATTCTTTCGTCTTGCGACATCTTGTTTTGGGCCCCGCCCGCTGATTGTTGTGATTTTTCGTACTGTGCCAATACGGCGTCTAATGAACTCATGTTTTTTTAAATTAAATGATTAAATTGTTTCATAAATATAGGTGATAATATCGATTTGTCAAATAAAAAAAAGGTGTCTTTCGACACCTTCCGTTTTTATCTAAATGAAGTTTTGTAGTTTTCTTTGTCTTCCCCTCCCCCTGGTTGGAAAGAGTTTTTGATATCGTTAACGTTAATGTCTTGTACTTCGTCGGAAGTTAAAACATAATCATTTTTTCCCGTCTTTTCCATCTCTTCTGACTTATCATCAAAAAACTGTGAAAGTTTTTGATTGAATGGGTATGAGTCGTATGTTCTTAACTCTAATTTTTCTTGTGGAGTTTTTTCTCTGTATTTCTCAATCTTAGCTTCAAGTGAATTTAACTTATTCATGATACTATCCATTTCTCCCAATCTTGATTGTAAATCATTTAATTGTCCAAATAAATTATTAAAATACTCATCTTGTTTTGTTTCGATACTTTTTTGAGAATCCACCAATTCTGTAATATCAAGTTCTTCAGAATCAGAACCTTTATCACCTTCTTCACTATTACCTTCGTCGTCAATTTTTTCTACGTCGGGGTCGTTTTCAATATCCAATGGACCTGAAGCAGGTGCCGCTGGTGCTGGTGGTGGAACTGCCCCTGCTGGTGGAGGTGGTGCTCCTGCTCCCGCATCTCCAGGTAGTGGTGCTAATGCACCTAAATCTTCCTCAGGTGTTGCTGGAATTTCTTCAGCCTGTTCTGTGATGTATTTGTTGATACTTCTGTATCTGTCAATCTCACTTAATATTTTTTTATCTAAACTCATTTTTTATCCGTTTAATAATTGTTTTAATCCGTTATCGGTTTCAACCATAACTTGTCTGTTAGCGTAAGTACTGTTTCCTGCTCTTTCGATAAGACCATCACGTTCTCTTACTGTATAACATTGGCCCGTTGCTAAGTCGCAAACTTCTTTTGTTCCGTCGTTATTATCTTTTTCAGAATAATTAATTTTTTTTCCAAGATAATTGCTGATTGCTGTATTGATGTCCATAATATTCTTTCTATATAAATATGTTGTTATGTTATAAAGTGAAAGGTTCACTCTTTGCTGTAAATGTTCCTGGCACGTCCGCATTATTATAAGTTACAGATAAAACAAATCTTCCTGAGTTTTTCACATCGATAACGTTTGTATATTTGGTATCAGGAGTATTGGTTATTGTTATGTTTTGTACCGATGTTTGTTCGTTTGACTTAACAACCTCAACTTTAGTTATTACACAACGAGAACAACTGAAGTTATAAGTAATGTACCCACCATCAGGTCTTTTTATATTGTAATATTGTTTACCATTATAGTCAGGTAAATCAACGTCTTCACTTCTTTGTATGGAGACTAATGAACCCTCGGGTTGTACAGTATTACCTGTAGATGGAACAACAATTCTAAAATTATAATTTCTTATAAAATCATTTGGGTATTTTACTTTATCCGCAGGTCTAGCATACAATTCAATTGTTGTACTAATTTCAAGTCTATTTCCATCCTCCATTTCAATATCCTGTTCAAACGCTTTATCAATAAACGCTTCTCTTGTTATTGAGAATGTTTGACCATCAGGTGACACGAATCCTTCAAGCGCTTGATATGTACCTTCGCTTGGCGTGTATCGTTTAACCGTGTTGTTCGGTCCAATTTCTATCGCATCAATCCTATAATTGTACCTTGGCTGGTCATCTATGTTCCAAACACCAACACCTGGCTCAGTATTAACTTTAACCGTTAAAATTCCATTACCTAACTCACTTGATGTTTTTTCTGTTTGAATAAGAGGACTTGGAGCCGTATCTTGTAGATTTGCATTTGTTCCTGTTAAATTATTTGGACTTGGAGTTGAAGGTGCTGTTTGTGTTACAGGTGTATCTGTGGCACCTCCAGGTGATAAACTTGAAACTCCTTTTAATGCAGGGTTATAATTAAATAACGTAGACCCTGTAAATGAACCATTATCTGTTTTAACTTCAATTCTTCCATTAAGGTTAGTTTCTCCATTTAAGATTTTAGGGACAATAAACCTAACAGTACTACCACTAAATACCGTAATATCTTTTGATGGAACTTCTACTCCAGCCAATTTAATTGAGTTTGTGGTTCCCAAGTTACTACCATTTATTTGAACTATCGTTCCATCATATCCCGCTAATGGTGAGAATGATTTAATTGCTGGTGGAGGGCATGATAAGTCTAAAGCAGCAACACCACTTGTTCCTCTCGTTCCTGAAGTACCTGAAGTACCTGAAGTACCTGAAGTACCACTTGTTTTCTTAATACCTTTTTGTTCAGTTACTTTAATGTCAGCCTTTAAATCTTTAGAGTTATCAAGACTTGATAGACCCACTTTAACCGCAGATGTTAAGGCCTGATACAGAGTGTCTTTAGTTTGTTTAAATTCACTTGTGTGTGAGTCGTAGTAATCTGAAGAGATGTTGGATTCTGGCCAAAAACAAACATAATATTTAGCTAAACCAATTTCTAATATTTGTTTAACCCTTGGTCCTAACCTTCCTTGCATAAATCTCACATATTTTTCGACATTATCAAAATGTACAATAGGTAGTGATGCAGATGTGGTTGGATTTGTTTTAGATTTAATACAACTATATCTCTTAGTTAATGTTGTAATTAATCCTCCCCAATTGGTATCTAAAGATATTGTTGCAAAGTTATTGTTCCATCCATTGAATTCACCAACACTACTATTTGAACTTTTTTGGAAACTTCTCATATAGGACATACAATAAATGATAACCTGTAATTCCTTATTGTTTGGCATCTCTTTTACTAAAGCGTCTGCCAATTGTTGTGGTGTTAATGGTGTCGCGGTACCAACAACACTATCTCCAAACGCAGCGTCTGAGTAAGTCTTAAGTACATTTGAACTACAAGCATTTGTAGTGTCCAATGTGTTATCTGCCTTTTGCGGTAACTTATTACTTTTAACTGTATTTGTGGTTCCAGTAACAGTAATACTATCTTTATTAATTTTAAGTAACTCTTCTAACTTAGTAACAAGGTTTTGGTTTATACTTTGTAGGAAACTATCTATCGCTGGTAAATCAAATACCCCCTGTCTAACACCTGTAAATGTTGTTTGAAAATTACCCGCTTGAATTGTATGTTGTACATCTTGTATCATGTACGGTCCATTAAACATTGGTACGTGTCTAAGATTGAAATACATTGTTGGTTGTATCAACGCATTACCTAAAGATGTTACCGAACACTTATAACTTCTTTGTTTGTATAAATTATATAAACTATTATTTTGAGTTGCGGTCTGTCTACCTGAGGCTTGGTCTACCATATTCAACTGAGTATTAATCGACTCAGAAGTTGCAGTACCATTATCTTGTGATACACTAAACGAATAAAATATGTTTTGATTTCTAATACCTAAATCTACGGTAAACCCAACACATTTATTAGAAACCGCCCAATCTTTTTTATCTTTTTGGTCTTCCAATAAAGGATTTTCCGAAGCTCTTCTCATTTCAAACCCGTCATTTCTAAATTTGAAATTACCTTTTGGTAGGTCTAAATATTGAGATGGTTTACCTGCGTAGAAACAAACCATTTTAGGCCCTGACTTTCTATAATCAACATCTAAATAGGTTCCCCATAAACTGTCCGCAAAATCTAACGAGCCTTCAGTTCTTGGAGTTGTAGTTCCATCAACATCTTGAACATTATAGAAGTTAACATATGCAGGTAAATTCATTACGTTAAAATTATTCTTAATAAGAATACCACTAATAAAGGTATAAACACTCATAGCTTGATTTAACGAATATTCACCAGGAGTACCACCAACACCAAACATGGCTTTCAAATCAAAAATATCAACTAAGATTGTGTCTCCAATATTTCTTGACGCTCTATCTAAAAACATCATATCTTCAAACAATGTTTTGTTTGTGTAATCACCACCCGCAACCCACTTGTCGTTTAACGCCTTGAAAACTTCATAGTTTTCAACTTTACTCTGTTCTCCTGAAATAGAACTTTGGATTGGTTGTTGTTGAGGTAGTTGTTGTTGTGATGGTAACGCTCTGTTCAATCCTGTCAGAACTCCGTCTAAGAAATTGTTTTGTAATTCGGACTCTCTATTAAGATATTGTGTAATTTGATTTTTAAATTGAGCAACTGATATTGTTGGTTGTCTAAGTTTTTGTGTCGCATACATTTTAATTATCTTAGCCAGTAATACAACATTCTGAGCAGTAAACTCAATATTATTGTCAACAAAGAAGTCAGTTATATATGAACCATTTGAACTATATGCAACATTAAATATTGTTGAAAACCCTACTTCGGTCTCTAAAGCAAACCACGCTTGTCTATTAGCAAGTTTAGATTGAGTTAACGTAACTCCCCCTCCTCTTGTAGGTAAACTACCTCTAACATAAGGATTAAATGTGATTGGGTCTATTACTTCAGGTGATGCATTAAATGATAAATAAGAATCGAATATCCTTCTATTATAATTTGAAGGATTACCATTTCTTATAATCATATCGTATTCCATAAATGATTTTACACCTGATTGGAATACTTCCCATTGTTTTTGGATTACTATATCAAAATAGTTATTTTCTCCCGTGCCATCAACTTGTTTAGGTACTGTCATTAATGTTTTAAATAATGATTGGAAATTTCTAAAGTTGGAATTGATATTAACAGGGCTCTGTCCGTAAGTTAAAACTTCTCCACCGTTATCCGCATTAGTTATTGGTTTACAAAAATTTAAAAACTCCACCTCAAAAGACTCTAATACCTTTTTATCAAATACCGAAAACATCTCTTCAATTTTTGAGTATTGGTCGGTATTCAAAAAGTGAACAGGAGATTGTTCTTCAGTTGTACCTGTAACTATACGAGTCAGGTACGAGTCAGGTTGTGGATATGCGATTTGTGTTGAATCAAAATACCCATAATTAGGTGCTGCCCATAGACTTCTAACAGAACCATTATACACACTACTATTAGAAGTAAGATTAATTTTGGTTCCTATTGAAGTGGTACTACCCGTTAAACATGATTCTTTGGCTTGATTAAAAGATGTACCAAACGATGGTACAACAAGATAGTCCGTATTTTTGGTGTTATTTTTGGGGTCGCAATTAGCCTCAGCTTCAGGAGTTAAATCAGGTAACAATACAGACCATGTCTTTAATCTTAAATTTTTATCCCCTTGTTTTCCTGAAAGAATATTGGACCCAAAATAATTATAGACCTTCATTCCACCATCAACACTTTCTTGAATTTCTGTATTGGTGTATCCGCTATATAAATCATACCCATTATAGAATACATTGAAGTCGTTAATTAACTTAGGGTAAAACCCTATTTGCATATTAACATCGTCATTAGTTTCGGTTTGTAATGTAATATTTGTGTTGTCAACCTCCTTTAAGTATTTAAACGTGTATTGTGTTGTTGTTTGATTAGTGATTGGATTATAATTGTTTGTATAATCAAAATCTTTCCAAACATTTGTAAGAATGTCTACACCACTTTCTTTGAATTTTTTGTATCTATGGTAAATCGAACCATATTTTAAAATCCAAGCGTAAGGTATTTTGTGTATCGCACCAAATTTATTAAAACAAGACGCAATGTAGTCCAAGTCAGTTGGTGGATTATTATCTGATACAGTTTTATACTTCTCTCTTAATGTTGCTAATGGTAACGAATTTAGGAATAGATATGCCGCTTGAACGTAAGGGTACGTTTCTTTGTTTTTAAAATTAACCACACCACTTTGAATCGCATTTATAAAGTACGGTGTGTTTAACATTGAGGTCGTTGTTCTTGGTCCTAAAAATCCTGTAGGTGTAACACCATTACAGTACCCTTCAGTTGCTGCAAAATTTTCAGGAGTTCTTAACGGATAAAATGTTGTTAGTCCAGGGATTGAACCTCCAAACGAACCTATACCTACCAACGCGGCAATAATTGTTGGATTTTGAGATAATAGATATGAAAAATTGGTTACAGGTCTATTCGTTTTATAGTTGTAGATGTCTGTAAAGTTTGATATTATCTTTCTTGGTTCAAAGATTGTCAAACTTTTTTTGGTGTCATAAACTTGATTACCCGCAGCGGTTGCACTTTGATTTAAATTATTTAAATTCCACGTTGTGTCAGTATATGGTAATGTATCAACAACTAATGGTTCGTTAGATGCGTTAGTAATTAACGCTCTTAAAGCATCTGATGTTGTAGTAACTTGTGGTATTTTACCAAGGTCACTAGTTTTTAAAATACTAAACGGATTCTCTGTTAACGCTCTAATGTACGGTGTCACAAAGAAATCTCTAATGTAATCTTGGTATGCTCTACCCGTTCCCATGTTTGAGATATTATTTAAGAATACAGGGTAGCTAGTTGAATTGAATCCGTAATTTTTTAATTTGAAGGTTATGTATGGGCTACTCACTCCTAAACTATCTTTGATATTATTAACTTCAGTTTCTATGTTAAGTTTTAATAAATCATTTATTTGATTTAAATTAGCCCTAACTAATCCTGAATAGTGTGACGTTAAAAATTGTCTTTCCCATATTTCATAGAAAAACTTAATTTCTTCTTTATTAGCATACGCAATCCCTAAAGATGGAAATTCAATAGCGTTTATATTAATACTATTAGTAACTCTTTGGTTTTCAACAGGTGCGGGAGCCAAAGGGTTTTGAAATTTTTGAGTAAGTCCTTTCATATACTCCTCAACAAATTCTACCTCGGGCCATTTAGCATAATTATTACCTTGGGTTTTTC